CTTCAGTGACCGCGTGCTCTTTCACGCCCAGCAACTTACACGCTAATGCGATAAGTAAGTGTTGGTTCAGGCGTACTCTTCTGAGAGAACTTTTCCAGAGCCCTCTCCTCCATGAGATACTTATCAGAACCTGATAAGTACTCTGACCTCAAGTACTCGTCATCCCGGTAAGGATAATCGATGTTCCTGATGTGAGCTAAAGAATACGGAATTAACCTGAATGCTGAGATGTAGTTAGCTGCATAACTGCGAAGCACGCTAAGAGCGCCGCCTTCAGGATTTCCCTGATAGTCCCTGTATGACTCAGGAAAGCATGCTTTGTTAACTAACTCATCGATAGGCGCGTCTGGCTTACCCATATCCCAGACTGCTCCAAGAAAGTGCAACTCATCAACACGAGTTTTGTCATCATCATGAAGAATTAGACCCCACTGCGCTAACTGATTTGCCCATTTCTCAAGTTCCACTTGACTCTTGACTTGTACAATCACATCGTCACCAAGAACGTAAAGTGATCGATCATTAAATCGCATCCCACACTTATGCTGAAGAGCATAGCATAGAGCTACATTACAGATCGAGTCGATCATCTGTGTGAAGTAACTACCACTAGGAACTCCATGTTTCTTACCAGTGTACAAATGTCCATCTGGCATCACAATTGGAGTGGACACAAAGTACTCCACAATAATGCGCCATCCAAGCGATTCGATATCTTCTTTGTCGAACCAGGTTGCTAAAATCCTAAATGCTTGGCGGATCATAGACGCCGAAAGTGTGCTATCATACTTAGAGTAGTCAAGACACACTGTCCTTCCGGGGCGATTCTTAAAGTAACAATGCAACTTGGCACCCAGCTCAACCTTTGACATTGCGAATGCCATTGGTGTCGCATGGCGTTTAAACCTTTCGATTAACGGCCTAGCGAAGCGTGCTTCCATGATTGTCATCTCCAGCGGATAACCCCATACAAGTCGAGTCTTGTTTTCCTTCTGCGTTCGCTTATACGCTACACATGGATTAGGACTCTTAATTCCGAGACGGATCTGCCGCTCTCGGTCGAAGCTGTAAGTTAAAGATTCCTCTTTACTTACCATCAACGGTAAACCCGCTGACTTATTAAGCTTCAGAGCTCTTGTCACTACTTCTGAGTCAGTTAAAGGTTTGAGTGTCTCCTCACCTTTAAGCTTCGCAAATATTTTATAAGCCTTACGAAACCCGTACTCTAATGAGTCGTCTAACTCTTCAAACTGTGACCAGTCTGTCGCATACCGTTGCAAGGCGGTATACAGTTGCTGTGGATCATAAACAGAACGAGGGGACTCTTCCCAGGCGAATCCTTGCTGCTCTAAGATCTCAGCCACGTGATCGTCGAATACTCCCTTTGGGTTGGGGCTCGACATCTGGGACATGTAACTCTGAAGAGCTACACGGCGAAACGGTCCTCTATCAACCAATGTGGATTTTGGATGCATCATACACGTTTCCTCCTTGCTTTCGTATGTCTTACGGACATCAAGCGGTTTACTTCGGAGTCTCATAAATCACTTGCTTAACGTTGCTATCACTAGCGAGTAACCTAAGTCACAGAACAGTACAATAAAGTACTAAATGTAACGTCGATATCACTATCAGCT